TTCTACACTACCGCCGCCTATTTGATGCCCAATGCCAGGGCGATCATCATTGACTACCCAATGCCACCGGCCGAATTGATCTTGCCATACGTCTGTCCGGATGCCGTCCAGGTCAGCGAGTTGCGTACCCTGTTCTGTTTTTTTCCAGGCTTCGGCCGGGATAGGCTCGGCGGCCGGCTTTGCCGGCGCGGACTGATCTGCGATAATTTGTTTTAGACGCTGTCCATCCTCGCCGGTTATGTTCTTTTGCTGCGCCTTGGGCTCCCACTTCCAAGCGTTGCCCTCGCGCGTCCCCGTGAGAGTGATCCTTCCAGCCTCTTTCCCTCCAGGTGAGGTAACAAGCAGGACGCTGCGATTTGGATCGCCATCGGGGTTAGCAACCGAATAGTCGGCGCCGAATCCTTCTTTGCGTAGCCTCGCCAGCGTATCTTGTGGCCCACCTGGTTCCTTTAGTGTCTTGCTGCTGGCCCGCCTTGCTTCCTGATTTGGCTCAAAGTCCGTCGCCTTCGGCTTCTCAAATTTCATTAGCGCGTCGTTGGCGCTGCCGCCGGCAAATTCTAGTCTGCTCGGGTGCTCTTCTGTGCCGCCGCCGGCACGGTATTCTGCTTCGGCAAGCAGCCATTTTCTCTTCTTTTGTGCCAACGCTATCTCGTCGGCCACGTCATCAAACTGCGTCTCAATTTGACCTTTGCGATTAGTATCTTTTTCGTTTGCCGCCGCCTTGGCGAGATCTGTGAGGCGCCCTTCATAGCCGCCGCGGGTCCGCTCTAGCGTTCCTGGAACGGCGGCGCCGCGTGCCTGCTCGTAGCGTTCGGAAGATATCTGCGCGCGTGATTTTGTGACGGTAACGGAGGCCACATTTTCCGGTTCAATCGGGCCAAGGACATGGTGTCCCATGCCGTCCTCGGTTGGCACAGAGACAAAGTGCATTCCCGCCTGCGTCATGTATTCGCCGTGCAGATCGGGACCATAAGAGCGCCCGTCCTCTTCGATCGGCTTGTTGAGCTTGATAGTTACCTGATCTTGGGGCTCTAGCTTTTCGATCTCGTGGGCCGCTGCTGGAGGCTGCCCTTCGATCTCGCGTTCAGCGGCCGCGCGCCCAACGCTTGTCGCCTCTCTCATGGCCGGCACGGGACCGCCTTTCGGCGCCGCGGATACATCACCTCCGGCCGCGAGATATGCCGCGAGCTCGGCACGGTTGGTCGGCAATGCGGACGGCGGGGCGCCTGGTGTTGGCTCCGGGGCCTTAGTGACAACTCGGCCGCCAATGATCTTCGGCCCTTCGCTCTTGTAGAGATCGAGAGCTGTGCCCAGGGCGCCGCCAAACCTTTGCGCGCGTGCAACGTATCGCGCCGCCACTAGCTGTCCGGCAAGCGCGGCCTCTTCCGGCGGGCGTCCTGCCGCAATCATCTTGCCTTCGATATCCTTGGCAATGAATGCGCGCTGCTCGCTGACCGATCCCGCGGCTTGTGGTGTTGCCGCCCCAACAGGGACGCCAGCTTGCGTGACCCCCGCCGGGGTCTCCGCAGTTGGCTGTTGCGGGGCGGCAACCTCTGGCGGCGGCGGTGCGACAGTCTGAGCACCTGTGTAGTCCGCGGCCGCACGATAAGCAGCCTGCACCCTTGGCGCTAAAGCGCGGAGCTCGGCGTCGGCTTCGGTAAGCCGCTTGCGTGATTGTGCAATCTCCGGCGTCTCCGCAGCCTCTCCGGCCGCGAATGCCTCGCCGCGCTCTCGTAATTCGGTGTGCTCGGCCTCGATCTGCCGTATCTGCGCTTTTAGTTGGCGTGCGCGCGGGCCGCGATCGTATCCGTTCCTAGCAGCGGTGTGCTCGTCTAGCTCTTTCTGTAGCGCGTCCCGCCTCTCTTCCAGCTCGAGGAATTGGTACGGCTTCGGCTCATTCCGGGAATTGATCCACGCCCGCTCGGTATTTACGCGCGTCTGCAAAGCATCGTACTCGGCGAACAGGTCCGGCTCTTTCTGCCGCGCCGTGGTCTCCAGCTCCGGAGATCTGACCGGGCCAATCAGCGATTCCTCTACACCGGCGGTGTGCTGTGCTGCGGCCTCCGCGGTCGGATTGCGCTGCTCCGATCCCATGAACGTCGCTTCGGTAACGCCAGGGCCCGCGACATTCTGCTCCGACACCTCCGACGGCGTTGGCGGCCTCTCAGTTGCCGGCGTAGGGTGCGGGACTCCAAAGAGTGTCCGCGCGGGCCTTGCGCCGTATTCGGATATCGCCTCGCCGAATCTAGTCGGTTTATTCCAAACGAGCCCGAACCCTGTGGCTACTGCGACGCGATTCCAGTTGATATTTTCCTCGTGGACCGCTTCCTGCCCGATCTGCATCCCGCCCATGATGCCGCCGGAGAAGAGCCGCGACGTAAGCGGATTGGCGGCCAATCTCTGCCAGGTCGTTGCATTCTCCGGGAGCAGTTTTTTCCCCATAGAGAACGGGGACATGGTGACGGCAAACGGCGCGATGCCGCCGAGAAACGACGCTACCGGATGCTCTTCCTCATCACGGCGCTTTTGCTCTTCTCCCTGCCCGAGCATGTCCCGAAACTTAGGGACCTTGTTAAGCAACCAGTTTTGGCCGGCCGATACGGCTTCGGCGCCGGCAAAGCCGCCAGCTATGCCGCCAGCTATGCCGCCGACTAACCCTCCGCCGAATGGAAAGACTGTCTCGCCTATTACGGCGCCCGCGCCTGCACCTGGCAGCACGCCAAGCAGTCCTGGAGCTGCACCGCCGACTACGCCACGAAGGCCGGCGCCCAAGGCGGACGTCGTGCCCTCTTCCTTGCCGCTGCCGGCAAGCGGATCGAAGCCGGCGAAGGCGTTGTCGTTTGATGGCTTGCCGGACACCGGAGACGTAAGCGTAGGAACGCCAGGATCCTTCGGCTTGGCTGTAGGATCAAAATCAGCAAAGGCGTTGTTAGGATCGGGTTGGGCCATTATTTTTTGGCCTCTGCCGCCGGCAATGTCTTTCCAATCGCCGAATTAAATGCGCCGAAAGCCTTGTCCATTAGCTTGTTGCCGGCCGCTTGAGCTCCTGAGATTACGTCCGGACCAGGCACGGCCGGCGGCGTCGGTGGTTTCATCCACGAGAGCCATCCATGCGACGGGGCTTCGGCCGGCTGCACGGTCGGCGGGTTAGACCCTGGCGGCGGCGCTACATACGGCAACGACTTTAGAATGCGGGCGCCAAGGTCTGTCTTGAATGCAGCGTTGAAATTGTCGACCTGGCCGGTCTGCCGCAGTATCTCGATGCCCTTCGCCCAATTTGCTATCGGCACCTGAACGGAGTGTCCGTCCTTGCCTGGCACCTGTGGCGGGAAGCCTACGATATTCTTGTATGCCTGCTGTGATCGCGCGTCCGTTGCTACTGTCGGCGGGACAGTGACGGCGCCGGCGCCCTGTCCATAGCTCACGCGATCGGCATTGCGCTGATCCCACGGATAGACTTGATCGACCAAGGCCGAGACAGATTCTAGCGTCATCGCCTTGCGAACAGCCGCCTTATCGTCGCCCGCGGCTTCTATCGAGTCGTAGAATGCCTGGATGGCTTTGTCCGTCATCTCGTAGTGCTTCGGGGTAGGCTTCATTCCCGGTATCGGAGAGTTCTCGTCAAAACCCTTCATAATGGTCTGAGTGATGTGCTTGATCGCCAGGGACTCGCGCCTCGTGTCGATCGCCTTGTCCGGTTTATCGAGCGTATTGAAGCGCCCCAGGACCATGCCGTAGCCCTTCGAGGTTAGGCTGCCGTCATTCTCCATCTTTAGAATTTGCCGCGCGCTCGTAATCTGGCCGTTTGCCACGGCGTCTAGGGCGGCTGTGTAGCCACTCCCAAGGTTCATCATATTCTCGCCGAATGCGAGAGACTGCATAGCACCCTCGAGGTGCTGCTTGGTCTCCCCGTATTCCAGCCGCGGGTCCTCCCACATGGTTTTCGTCAGCATCTTCACGAGCTGCTGCTTCCTGCCCAAGTCCATCTTCGGGTCGTCACGGAGCTGTTGTACCGCGTGCGAGTATGAGGCAACTCCGGTCTTGATGGCCTCTTCACGCGCCTTCCCGTTGATGCCGTCCATGATCGCGTCGTTGGCGTACTCGCGCTTGAGGTGCGCCTTTGTTTTCATCCGCATTTCGGGATCGGTGATCGAATCTGCGGCGCGGAGAGCGTTCTGTTGCTGCTCCGGCGAATATACGCCTGGCGTGGGCTCCGGTATTGGCGGAACGACTTGCTTGGGCTGCACGGTGGGGAGTTGCGGCTCCGGAGCCGGCGTCTCCGTTGCCGGCGCATTTGCCTCTTTCGGCTTGAGATCCTTAACCTCGTCCTCGCTGAACCCGTTCTCCCTCATCTGTTTATAGAGGGTCGGGGGCGGCGTGCCTGGATCCGGCGCGGACGTGCTAGGCTGTGGAGTGCCGTCCATTATTGCCCCGCTACCTGTGTGCCCTTGCCGCTCCATTCGAAGTGCATCGGGTCGCGCGACGAGCCCGACCAATCGCCACCCCAAATCAAACCATATTTGGCGGCGATCTCGCGCACATTCGCCGGCATGTTACTCGGCCCGCCGCGCTGCTGTGGGTTCTCGTTCGGGTTGACATCGATGGCGTTGCCGAAAGCGTGCTCGGAATAGGTGTTGGTGCCGAATATCTTGCGATTAGAGTATCCGCCGATATCCTTTATCTTATAGCCGCTGTCGGTGAGCTCTTTCAGGAAGCCCGCGAAGTGCGGCGCGGCGGCCTCGTTCACCTCTATCGTGTGTCCCTGGCTGTCGCCGATCGTCGTTCGGCCTTGTGGTACGCCTTGGCGCCTGGCGGCTCCGGAGCTGAAAAAGTTTCTGTCCGTGTGAGCATCTACGCTCCGCCGTAGAGCCGCGTCGATCGCGCCCTGGCCTTCGCTCGTGGGTTTTGCCTCCGCCGCGAACGGCGTGCCAGGCGGATAGTCCTGCGACGTTTTCTGCTGAGTTGCTGCGTGACGCTTGATCCAATCCGCCCGGCTTTCTCCAGGGAGACGTGCCGTTGGATTCGACACCGGCGGCGAGCTCGGCGATCCATTTAGCTTCTCTTTTGCCTCGCGTACCAGGCGATCGGGCTCCGACTCTCCTGGACGCGAAACCGCTGTCCCCGGCCGCAACGGTACGACATTATCCGGTGCCGGCTTCCCGCTTACAGTACGGTAGGTGTCCTCGCCCAAGACGGCCTTGTTGGCGTCCCAAATGCCCTGCCGCACCACGGGATCCGGTTGCGCGAAACCCTTCCGAAGCACGTCCGATTTCTGCTCGCTGGCGATCTCGGTCGCCCTTGCGCGGTATTTCTCGGCTAGTTGGGTGTAGCGGGGCCCTAGATCCTTCCTATGCGCTTCGACATAGGCGGCTCCTTCCGGGGCGTTGTGGACAAACATAGCCTCCGCGGCGCGGGCGTAAACGTAGGAGTCAGAGTTCTTTAGCGCCTGTTGCATTATGCCGGGCTGCGCCACATTGCCCTCGGCTTGAATCTGCTTAACCGTAGCGTCCCTAGCCTTGTGGATCGCCTGGTCGACCGCTTCCGGATTGTTGTAGTTGTTGGCCGCGTCGTCGCCGGCCTGCGAGCTACTGGCCTCGTTCGTCTCCTTCGTGAACCTCTGCGCCTGTTGGACCGCGTGGGTCGATATCTTTCCGCCCAAGGTCCGGTACTGGTAGGGGCGGAATGCGGTATCAAACTGGTGCGCCAGGTTGGCCGGAAGTTGGCTGCGGTACTTATCGGCAATCTGTTCGAGGTTGTCTTTGGTTTTTTGTTCGGCCTCAAGCGCCTCGGCACCCTGCAATTTCGAAAACTTCTCGGTCTCCGCCTCCGCCTCTTTGATAGCGTTATTGAGCACGCTATCCTTCTGGATCTCGCCCCATGTATCGGCGGCCTTCTCTACGCCCTGGCCGAATTGCTGCAATCCCTGCGCGATGTGCCCGCCGAATGCGCCAGGTCTTACGTCAAGGTGGAAGTAATCGGACGGCGGTGCTGCCGCCGGCTCGTTGGTAGGAAAGGGTTTGTAGGGAACCTGGGCGATGGAGGCTCCTATTAGGTCGTAGTAAACCCGGACGGACTAAACCATTTTGCTGCGGCGCTGGTGAAACTGCCCGCCGCCCCAAGCTCGGCGCCCTTCAAGGCTTGCGGTGCCTCGTAGGAGTAGAGCCCGGCTTGTGCCTGGTAGTTCGTGGCCTGAGTTCTGTAGCCGTAGGCTGCAAGTTGGGCCTTGTTCATTTCCTGCTCGGTGTCCAGCTTGCGGAGCTCGCGCTGCGATACCTGCACGTCTTTGTTGGACCCGGTATTGACGTCGACACCGCCCGCGGCCTGCGCCGCCTTGATGGCGCCGCCCTCTGCCGCATATTCCATAGACTTAGCCGCTGTCTTTGCCTGGCCGGCCTCGATCGTGTATTGCGCGTTTTGTTGGGCAATAATCGCGTTTTCCTGGGCAACCTGCGCCTGGTAGTTCAACGCATTCTTTTGCGCGATACCGCCCATGATGGTGCCAACGGCGGAGATGCCGGCGCCGACTAGCCCGATGATGGGGAGAGCAAAGGCCATTTCAGTCCGCCCCTATTTGTCGATAAGCCATAACCTTAGCGTATCCGGTCCCAAGAGGCAGCCGCACTTCTGTTTCCTTTAATTGCCGCGCTATTTCTTTTCGGCCAAAGCGCGACGACGCAGGCAACACATACTCGCCGTCTGTCTCCGGCACAAATCCCATGAAGATAGCGAAGCGTTCGCTCGCCTCGTCGCCCTCGAGAATCGTAGTAATCAGGAAGCGTTTTGTTTGCATGATCTCTGCTATTTGCCGGCGCATAAGCTTGACCATCGCTACCGGGTATTTCGTGGCAGCATTAGAGAATGCAAGCCAAATCAGACCATACGAGGATAGCGCCGTGCCGGTCACGCCGCCGATCGAGGCAATCTTGCCATCGATGAACCATGCTCTCTTGTAGGTGGACTCGTCGAATGCGGCGCGGAGCTCGCGGTGCGAATTGAGACCAACCATCGCTACCGCCTTTTGATGCTCGAGGCGGAGAACCCGGCTCATCGCGCCGCAATGCCATGATTTCCCTTCTACGAGCTCAAACTTCGGCATTACTTATCCCCCTTACCCCGTCGCTGCGGCGCCTCTTGCGCTGGCTTATCGCCGCTAAGGATCTCAGGAACGTAATCGAGCACCTGTAGCGGCAATGGGTTGAGCTGCTGCACGGCAACCTGGCCCCTCGTATTGAACCCGGACGGGATCGGGACGCGAACATCTCCGGTGAATAGTGGAGTGGCCGGGCTGTTGAACGGCGCTATCGCATGGGTAGGTGCAGGCACCATGTTCTGCCATTCTGGCGCAAGCTGCTGCGGACTCTGCACGGATCCGTCCGGCTGGTTGCCGCCGATCTCGAATGCCGCGGATTGCTCTATGCGGACCGTCACCTCCGCGACCTTCTTGCGCTGTCCTTGCACGGTTGGCTCGCCAGCATCCAGGTAGGTGCTCTGCAATTGAGCCTGGAAGCCCAATCCTACAATGATCGCCGATGCCGGCTTCGCTAGGGTAACGATGCCGTCTGCCGGCACAATGGTCGGAGGAATAACCTGTCCATCCGCCAGGCCGGTGATTTCAAAACCAATGAGCTGCGGCAGATAAAAGGATGATATCGGCTCGGTCATAGTCCAACTGCCGCTCAATTGCGTAATCACCTGGTCCGTATTGATCGGGTCGTCGGGCTGGACGCGCACAATCGGCGAGATCATTTGCGCGATCACGGTCTGCGTATCGACGAAGCTTGTAATTTCCGCCACGCCGTAGCCGGCGCGGATCACGCTGCCAACATCGCCGCTAGAAAAGACTGCTGCCGACGCAACGAATGTGACCGAGTTGTCCAGTGTAACGGTTGCACTAGCCCCGCTGCCCGTATTCTCAGGATCATTGAACACGAGGTTGGGAAAGACATAGCCGGATCCGGCCGGCGAGAACGCGATCGCCGTGATGACCCCGGAGACAATAGTCAGGTTCACGAGGGCTCCGGCGCCTGGGCCCAAGCCGTTGCCGTCGACTAACTCTGCGGTTGTCGCGCTGGAATAACCCTGGCCGCCTACCAGGTCGGTAACACCCGTTGGAATGCCGGACCCGACAGCCGAGCTTGCAATCAGGTTGGCGTCCGGAGTCGGCCGCGCCAGCGTAAACCCGCAATCAACGCACCAACAGTTTTCGACCGTGGGCCACACCCGGTTATCAAGGCGCTCGATGATGAAGCCGGCCGGGGGAATGACGGGTGGCGGAGGCGGAGCTACGGCGTCATAGGTTACGATAATTGCTCCCTGTGAGCCCGCGCCGACAACGGCAAGCTGAAACGTGAAAACGGAACAGCCGCCGCTACCGGCGCCGTATAGTCCGGCATTCCCGGCGGTTACGACGCCAGAGTTACCGTTTGATCTATTGCCGCCGCCGCCGCCACCGGCGCCCTGTGTGCCTAGCTCTGTCCCATTAGCACCATTTCCGGCGGCAGTGCCCACGCCGTCTCCGGCCGTTCCCCCAATTCCGCCACCACCACCGTCACCGTCGCCGCCGACTGTTGTGCTTGGCGGGCTGGCACCTCCTGGGCTGTCTCCGCCGTTAGTGCCGGGACCTAGTGGCCCGGCGCCACCACCGCCGCCAGTGCCGATGTTTCCGTTGCCTGGACCGATTGTGTTTTCAACTTCTCCACCTCGCCCTCCGGCATAAATTAGATCTCCGATCGACCCGGTGTTGCCACCGGCGCCGCCTGGAATAGCTGGCGGCGGTATGAGCTGTATGCGCTGTTGCCAAGCGCCTCCGCCGCTGCCGCCCTTTGCCAGCACGAGCGTTGGAGACAAAAGGAATGTGTCGCCGCCGGATGCCCCTAGATGGCGCGTTTGATTGTGAATGACGTCGGGCGCGAGGGCCGTGTAAGCAAATCCGCCGGCGCCGATGAAATATGGAACGGTCTGCCCCGGAGTAAGTGGTACGTTATTAGCCTGGGCATACGCGCCACCACCGCCACCTGCCGCTCCAAAGTCCTGCACGTTACAGCCTGATCCGGCTCCCGCCCCGCCACCCCCGATGCAGCCGATGGAATTGTTGTCAGGATCAAAATCGGACGGGACCGTCCAAAAATTCATTAGGTCGGCACCGCCGCCATTCGTTCCGACAAGAGCATCGTCGTTATAGGTGCTTACGCCGCTCTCGCCTGGACCGTTAGGCCCGGCCGCGCCGCCGCCGCCGGTAGCCGCCTGCACCTCGAGGCAATTTTGGCTCTCTCCGCCGTTTCCTCCGGACCACAATGTCGACCCGATGCCTTGGGCCGCGGAGCCACCAGGGCTGGCGGGGATATATGAACTAGGTGGATTTGATCCGCCCGAGCCATTGGCACCGCCGCCCGCCGAGCCGCCCTTTGCTCCGACACTGGCAATACCGAAGCTCGCGCCGTTGAACCATGTGTCTGTGCCGGCATTCCCGTTTTGAACAGTCCCGCTTGTAATATTCGTGATTGCGGCGCCGCCGGCCCCCACATTGTAGGCGGCCGTGCCGCCTGGCGTAAGCGTGATGTTTGTCTCTTTGGAATAGGCGCCCCCGCCTGCCCCGGTTGCGGTCCCGGTTGGTCCGAAAATAGTTGATGACTTTAGGCAGGCGCCGCCCGATCCGCCGGCTCCTATGCACTCCACTGAATTGTTTGCGCTGTTCCAATCGCTAGGGACACTCCAGGATCCGGAACCTACCGTAAGATATAGCGGCCCCACTGGCAGGAGAGATTGCGTGCTGACATAGCGAATAATGATAAGACCGTTACCGCCGGCGCCGCTAATCGCCCCTGGCTGGCTGTTCTTACTCGCGGCGCCTCCGCCCCCACCGCCATACAGGCCGCCAGCGCCACCATGAACAACCACAAGATTGCCGGAGTATCCGCAGCCACCACCACCGCCACCGGCTCCATGGGAGCCGTCAAACTCGGTCCCGGCCATGCCGGGGCTAGCCGTGCCCGAGAGGCTACCGGCGCCGCCAGCGCCACCGTTCACTAACGGTAAATCGGTGAGAATAATCTGGACCGTCATGCTGGCGCGTGCCTTTCGACGGCAAAATAGACTGCATCCGCCTTTTGCGCCGGAATATCTCCGAGCTCCGGCGTGGCGATTATAGGCTCAACAACCGACGCAACGCTCCAGAAATGTCCGTTGGTATCATGCCGCGCCCATCCCGCGACTTGCTGCTGCTTTAGAAAGGTAAGAGACAGTAGAACACCGTCATTGCGGATCGTCCAAATCAGTTTGAACGGCGTTTCGGCCCATGTGTGTTCCCGCAATGTGTAGTCGTCGAATAGGTGCGAGGAAAAGATCGTAAGGTCGATCGGCTCCGACAAAGCGTAGAGCTGGTAGGGCAGATCGAAGTAATACGAACCCTTCGACGCCACATAGAGAATATCGTAATTGATCTTAATCGGCGGCAGCAACGGAGAGCACCCACTAAAGGCAAGAGGCTGCGCTACCTGGCTCGATGGCGAGATCGGTTGCACATTGGTTGCGAAGCTGCCGGCGCCGACCAAGAGCCAGGCCGATAGACCGGTCATTGTCAGGAGGCCGGCCGGCATGACCACAAAGAACTGAATGCCATTGACCTGTAGCGACCATGGCGTGCCGGTGATTGCATCCGAGTCGATCGTGGGGATCCTGGCGTCAAAGTTCTTAAAGGCACCAGGTTGACTCATAAAGTAGGTGTCTGGATTGTTCAGCGTATCGCCGAACACCCTGCGTTGCTGGAAGTAGCTCGGCACACCAGGATAGGTGCCCGTCTCAGGTCCGATTGTCAGGTGCCCGGTGGCTCCAGCGCCGTCCCCGACAATGCTTAGTGTGTCGCCGGTCACATAGCCGCCGCCGTTGTCGACAACCAAGAGCGCCACGACGCCGCCGCTGACAATCACCGCTTCTATGATGGCGCCGGTTCCTGCCCCGGAGGTGACGGTGACGGTGGCAAAGGTGTATCCGCTTCCAGGGTTGTCGATGACCGCACCGATTATCTGCCCGCGGGCAAAAGGATCGCGGTGCAGGGGCGGCACTTGTTGAAAGTCCGCTATGATATTGCTGTCGACAAATTGATTGCCAAAGGCCGTTCCGGCGTACCCAAAGAGAACGCCGACCGGAACGGGGTTTGCGTGCCCGTAAGACACCTCGGCTTTATAGATATTATAGGTGACTGCGTCGGCGACTGTCGACCAAGTGACTGTGATGGTCCCTGCGGCGGCAGCAATGTCGACATTCGTTTGCAGGCGCGCGATTGGCCCCGCCACGCTTTCCGTGCCGTCCTTGGCAACCGCGGTTACACAATACGCATAATTGACGGTCGCGGTGCCGGTCGCCCCTGAATGGTCTAAGGTTGTCGTTGTAGGTGGGACAATGCTGGCAACTGGAATAACAGGCGTAAACGTCCAACTGGTGTCCGAAAGGCGGGCCAAGTCTTGCGGTGGATACTCCGTTCCGGTGTCCTGATTGACGCAGCAAAGCGTCATTACGTCGGCGGATTGCGTGAATTTGATCCACTCCAGGTCGGCGTCCGAATAGATCGTCGTCAAAGTGAAAATGCGCGAAACCGTGCCGCCGGAGGTGTAGGCCGGGAAGCCTGTCGTATCGACCGGATTTCCAAAGACGTCTGCCAGGGAAAATGTAGTCCCCGTGAGCACGGTTATGATGAAGGTTTGATTATTGAGCTGCGTCATTCCGCCGACGCCGGAAATGAACACCCAATCTCCGGTAACGAAACCGTTGTCTCCGGAGCTCGATATGACGTTGAACAGGGCGCCTAAGCCAGATCCGCTAGTCGATGCTTGGCCGACCGGATTTGACGGGAATGTCGTATAGACGCCAGGATCGCTAACAGTGACGGCGGCCGGGGCCATGATGGCCGATTGGAAGGTAGCTCCGGTCCCGCTGCCGCTTGTCGACCCTTGCGTGAAGGCGTTGCTGGCCGGATTGGCGCTATAGGTTCCACCGACCGTCACCGCGATCGCGTTGATGCCCATGAGGACGGTTATATTGCAGGCCGCGAGGCCGCCGCCCGTGACCGGCTCCTGGAGAGGAACCGCTGGATTGGTCGTATAGGATCCTGGATCTATGATTGATCCGACGGATGCCAGGACTCCAGTCCCGTCGATAACCCCGTTCACTTGAAAATGGACGCCTGTCCCCGTCGTCCCGACAAGAACAACCGGACCTGGTGTGCCGCCGGTGCCTTGGTCTGCGCCTGGAATCAGAGCAACAGCGATTACTTTTGTCGTCACCACGGCCACGACTGCGGCAACGCTGTGTGTACCGCCGGCAAGCGTGATCGTATCGCCAGGCGCGTACCCTGGGGAAGATCCTAATTGCGATACATTGCCAGAACTATTGATGGCGCACGAAAGCAGCGTCGTATCGGTAACGGAGAGCACGGCGGGCGTAGTAAAGACACCGCCGGCGAGCGTGATGGTGTCTCCTGGAGCATAGGCTGCGAGGATCGAAGTATTGACCGGCGTGGCCGATACCCCGCTACTCGAGCCGCCTGTCGTTACGACGCCTGGATTAGCCTGAGAGACATCGACGATGGCAATCGGATTCTCTGTGACTTGGGCCCCATTAGAGATCACGCGCATATAGAAATTGCCGAACTCGAGGATCAATCCCTGATTGATGCTGAATTGGAACGGAATAAGCCGCGGAGGGAATGGACGGCCAAATTGCGCGGACCAACCGACGAAGCGCGTACCAGGCCGCGAGTAGGCCCCGCCTTTGTACGATGCAAACATATTCCGCATCGTCGACGCTGCTGTGTGCAGCCGCGCGAGATCTTGGCGCCCGAAGAGATTAGGAGCGACTTCGCCCGTAGTGAACGCCGGCTGCAATACGGGAGTTGCCACGGGATTATGCTCCCGATAGCATCAGGTCATGGGAAACATCACAGCCGAGCGCCTTCGCGAAGCCCTGCACTACGATCCGGAGACGGGGTCGTTTACTTGGAGGATCAATAGGCGCGTTATCCGCGCCGGCAACGCTGCCGGAACCAAAAAGTCGAACGGGTATATACAGATCAGGATCGATCAGAAAACCTACTTGGCTCACAGACTTGCATGGCTCTACATGACGGGAGATTGGCCGCCCCACACAATCGATCACTCTAACACCGATGTATCCGACAATAGATTTCGTAATTTGCGTGAAGCGACGCAATCTCAAAACAACGGAAACGCCAACCTGACAAAAAAGAATACCTCCGGACGCAAGGGGGTTTCGTGGAAGAAGTCCCGCGGAAAATGGGTGGCCTCCATCCACCAGAAGCACATTGGCATATTTGAAAACTTGGACGACGCCGCAAAAGCCTACGCTAAGGCGGCACAAGAGTATTTTGGAGAATTTGCGAGATGGTGACATCAGTAGGCGGTCCCATCTGAGAATCCGCACGAGTCCCAAGACCCGCCGCCCCAAGGAACACCTGGTCCAGCTCCGTCGCCCCATCCCCCGCTCCCCCATCCCCCCGATCCACCAGTTCTCCTAGCCGCCATCCAATCTACGCTTAGGTTGGAGCTATAGGTCCCTTCATTCCCGTCCCTGATACGCGCCTGCTCGATCTTGGCCTTGGCGACCGCGATGTTCTGCGCCCGCATGGTGAGGCCAAACTTCTTGTCGGCCGATAGAGGTAGCGCGATCTCGCTCGCCAGATAGGAGACGAATGCGGCGCGGAACAGCGGATCCCATACGCTCGGGTAGAGCATAAGGGACGTGTAGATCAGGCAAGCATTTTGCACGTTGGTCAGAATGACCGTCCTGCTTACCGGGCTAACCCCCTGCACCTCCCACGTCACAGAGCCCGCCGGCGGTGGGTAGTTTGGATCGGTAGCGATCACGAAGCGCGCCGGCCGAATGCGCTGGCCTGTTAGCTGCGGATTGCCAAGCCCCGTCATGGTCGGCGAGGCCGGGCTAGGCGGCGTAATATTGCCCGACGGGATACCGGGATTTTGAAATGGCTGATTCCACGGGATAAACCGCGCCTTCATGCAATCGACAGGATACTCGTATTCATACACCCACGGCACTGGCACAAGTGTTCCCACATCCGGCGTGTTGCCGGTAGCGTCCGCCAGGAGATTGAGCGGCGCGGTCTTGCGCGCGAAGTCCCAATTGGCGCCGCGAAGTAATTGCATCAAACATTGCTGATAGGCGCGTAGGAGCACCTGGGCCGGCCGCGACCCGTCCTCGATATCGCCAAGCAGGTAATCGAGACCGGAGGCGTCGATCGCTTGCTGTGCTACGTCGGTCGGGAGGTTCATCCCTGCTGCCTTTCAGCCAACGTCGTTTCTACCTGCTCGGCCTGTGCCTCGAGCTTCACCGCGTCCATGGTCGTAAGCAACGACGCCAGGCGACGTCCTAGCGCGGCAACAAAGGCTTCCACAAAATCAACCGGCATATCGGTAGGATTTGTGACCTGTCCGACGTAGGTGATAACGGCGTTCCCCACCATGGACAGGATAACACGCTGATTGCCGTCATTGGCGACCGCGAAGAGATACGGCTGCGGACTGAAATTCGGAATGAAGATCGGCTGCGGCTTGACCGCACGCACCTTGATGCAATCGCTTGGGTAGGTGTATTCGAACAACCAAGGCAGCGGCGGATAGCTGACTTCGTCCCATACGGTTGGCGGGACATAGCCCCCGACGGGCGCTGATTTGATGAGATTGCCGACTAGATCGCGCTGCGCGAACGGCCAATCGCCCTGCCGCAACAGTTGGTCGCGCGTCTGCCCGTAGATATCAAGCGCATTCTTGGCCGCCCTGGACCCCTCGAACAGCGATCCAACGCGGTTCTTATAGCCAATCTGCGCCAGCGCCGCATTGACGATATCGGCGGGAGATTGAAGGCTGGCAACCATTTAGTCCTCTCTCGCTTCACCGATCGTCTCAAACGCTCCGCCGGACTCGAGATAGCTTTGGGCCGCATCCGGCTTGCCTGCAACCGCCATGGACAATTCGCTGGCGAGTAGTCGTACCACAGCCTCGCGGAAGAGCGAATCCCAAGTGTTCTCGTTCGGATTATTGTTGTAGGTCGCGTAGGCACTCGCCAGATTTGACCACACTACCCGTTGCTGCTGGCCGCCGACTACGGCATTCGCAATGCTCCAATTGAGCGGCAGTGGATTGTTGACGTCACCTAGATTGTTAGGATGAACCTGCCACACCTCGATCCCGTTGGTCGGGTAGAGATATTCGAATGTCCATGGGAACGGCGGAGTGTTGCCGCTTAGGGTTAGCGCGATCGTGTTGCGCGCCATGTCCCAGGCAAATTGCCG